ACTCTTACCTAGCCTTCTAGCCCCGTTTAAGGCCGTTTGTCCAGGTACTTGGCTAAGAGGGAAAGCGTCACCATGAACGGCTGTCCAGCCTGGCGCCCAATCGAGCCCAAAGGGGCTGAACTTGATGCCGAGCTTGTCATATCCCATAAAACGCTCATACTGCATTTCTGGTAAGTTGAGGAAAGATGGTAATCGTTTTTTAATTGATCGGTAAAGTCTGATTCCATGGTTACTTCCTAGTACATCTGTTACGCCTAAGTATGTTAGGACTTCTTGTGTTTGTTTTCTATCATCGTTTATGTTGCCAACCATCTCATCAATGGTGCCAGCATTAAAACCACCTAGCTGTGGTAGATCAATCTCATCACCAATACAGATAGTCCTATGCGGATTCCATTTAGCCAGGAAACGGCCTACTGATTTGACACTTGCTTCATTAAAAAAAGGAACTTGCAGATCTGAAACGAACGCAATTTTTTTAATCGTCTTCCTCATAATCATCTAAGGGATTTTTTATTGGATCTGTAGTATCGACTATCCAATCTGGATAACTTGTACGATCCATAGCAAAGGCCAAAGCTGTAGACTCATCCATGCCATTTTTACGGCAAGCCTTATATACCTCATTGGCTGCAATAGCCCAGTAATCTAACTTAGTTAAGACAGGCTCTTTAGTAGTCCTGCGCTTACGCACCATCTTCTTTGGTTTGCGTTTAGTAGCCATATTGAAATTATCGCTTACTTATGATAGTAAACAGATCATCAACACGCTGTTCTAATCTAGTTAATTGATCTTTCATGCTAGAGCCACCATTAGGTCGTAACTCATTTAGCCAACCTTTAACGAGAAAACGTAATCCTATTAGCACGCCTGATAGCACGGCCATAACGCCAGCGCCAAAGCCAGCCCATTCCGTTGGACTCATTTTTCATTAGCACCGACACCATAAGCTGTATCGGATTTATCTAAAGCCCTAGCTGCTGGACCAGCTAATGCTGCAACTACTACAGACAGTGCTGGATCTAAACCTAATTCATTACTAGCCAAAAATGTTAAGAAAGATACTAATACCCCACGTGCGTAAGATTTTAGTATTGCTTTTTGCTTCTTGGTTATCTTCATATTTTTCCCCCTAGTAGTGGTATATCGAACGGCTTAGAATCTTTATCGCCTAACTTTGTAAAGCTAATGTGTATGTGTTTCTTATGTGGGTTAATACCCCGGTATCTGCGCCACTTAAATCCAAACCTTCTTGATGCAATAAAGCCATTATGTATTACGTAAGATATGCGCTTATCGGTTTTAGCACAGACCCTGATCTGGTCAGCCAGATATATCGAGAGCTGCTCGGATGAATCCAAACGACTATCAATATCAATGGCTCGGACGATCCCAGATTCGTCTGGATTATGATCCGATCTGGTGGCGGAATGACGAGCATCACCAATCCACCCATCACTGGTAGTGCGGCGATCTGGATACCAGGTATCAACCTGATCCCTTAACTGCACCCCAGCTGCGCATAATCTTGGTTTCATTAACTTAGAAGTAATTGTGCTTCTTCGGCTGTGATGCCTAGCTTGTCTAACAATGCAGCTTTGGCTTCTGCCTTAGCAGTTTTATCAGCTTCTTCTTGTGCCTTCTGTGCTGCGTACTCAGCAGCCATAGCCTCACGCTCTGCAATTTCTTCGGCTGTTAATGCAATCTCTTGCACCTCACCTGTTGAGCAATCTACTACGATTTTGTTAGTCATTTCATTTCTCCTTATGCGTTAGATATTCCATATAGATAAGCCGTGCTGTACTGCGCTATATTTCCTGTACTTGCTAAGATTTGTATAGATGTAATAGCGGCAGTATTTGACCAAAGCCCTGCAGATAATAAAGTGTAGGCTAAAGTTGCGTTATCTTCTGCTACAGTATCAATACTTACGCTTTTATTATTAGAACTTCTATAATTTGGTATGTATATTTCAGTATTACCAAAAATGTTTGCGGTATTAGATGAACGATTGATAAGAAAATCTATATTACTGTTGCTTGTGCTTAATGCACCTGATCCAGTACCATAAACCCAACGATCACTAAAGTTTGTAGTTGCACTATTAAATCGCAACCAACAACTTGGGGTATCGCTAGCATTTCTAATACTTGTTTTTATTAACAAATCTGTATATGTAGAAGGTATAGAAGTGAACTCTATATTAGCCGCACCACCTGAGCCAACAGTTACAGATGAAATTAAAGTATATGCAGTTGCCATTATTCCGCCTTAATTCCGTAAAGTGTGAATACTGAGCCTACGCCTATGCTTCCGCTTGTTTTAAACTCAACAGATGTAATAGCGGAAGTTGAACGCCAAAGGCTAACTACTGCACCTACATAGTTATCAGGTGCAGGAGAGTTTATTCTTGTTAAAAATGTTTTATGAGTCGTAGTATTTGAATAATTTTGTATTTGTGTAATGATTGGTTGCACAATTCCCGTGCTTGAAGCAACGCCCCAACTACCTAAACTATTTGCCGTACTACTTCCTCTATCAGAGTATGCGGCAGAAACATCTCCAAACAATCTCGTATAAGAATAATTAGTTGCAGTATCGCCATTCAATACTATATTAAATGAATAACTATTTCCTTGAGTTTTTGGTGCAGAAATTAAAATCAAATCAGTATATGAACCGCTAATAGAAGTAAAAATACATGAATCGGATGCAACACTTAAAGTAGTTGTTGCTATTTTTTCGTATGTAGTTGTCATTACGACCCCTTAATTCCGTATAGGGCGAATTGGGAAAACTGGGCAAGGTTGTAACCAGTGCCATATAATTTAATACTTGTTATTGCGGAAGTTGAACGCCAATTGGCAGAAAATAACCATACACTACCATCAGTTCCATTTTCATCGTGTCCTGTTAAAGAACGAATTGTTTTAAACTTATTAGTGTTAGCATAATCAAGAATATCCATTACACCTACACCAAAAGTTCCTGAAGTACTATTTCCGCTTGAAGTTCTAAATGCAATTGGGTCTGATGAGTTTGCGCTTCCAAAAGCGGATGCGACAGCACCAGTTCCATATAAGCCATGAGCACTATAATTAGTGGCAGTATCACCATTAAATTGAAAATAGATATTAACATCTTTGCTTGCATCTGTTCCACGACCTATACCCCTTATTTGTAAATGCGTATAGGTAGCAGGTATTGCACTGAAAGTTACATCTGTTGCACCACCTGAGCCAACAGTTACAGTAGCAATGGAATCGTAAGTACCAAGAGGTGCTACACCACTACTAAAACTACCAAGGATTGTATTAAGCAATTCCGCCTACCACATACCATGTATTAGCAGCTGTCTTAATGCAAACGGCTGTCTTGTATTGCGCAAGGGTTGGAGATGCTGCAACTGCGCCAGCACTTAACACTGTAGTAGTACCTGGTGTTACTGCGCTAATTGTGCATAAACCTACGCCAATATTTAATACTGTAATTGCAGTACCTACTGGAAATGCTACTGAAGCATCTGTAGGGATATTAAATGCAATAGCAGTTGCCTTATTCATAACTTCTAACACTTGGTACTGATCTGCTAATACAGCTGTGTAATCTGCAGTGTTGGCAGTACCTACTGTAAAGGCAACTAGCGAATTGTAACTAGCAGCTGTTAATACATCACCTGTTGCGGCTGGTAAACCTGTTGGCATTTCTACTCCTTAATAAGATAAAACGTTTTGTCCTAAGACCCCGTAATCTACGTTGCCTATTATAAACCCATCTATCACTGGTTCTAGCGTTGTGAAGGTGGTTTTCCAACTATTCGGGGTTATATTCATCCTTACCCCAAAAATCTGTAAAGTTTTTTCTAAGGTTGATCCGCCTGGCTGGGTGGTCTTAACTGTGATTGGATCAAAGAAGTCCAGGTCTAAGGCGGCTACTATGCCTGAATTGTAACTAGGCGTGTATAGGTCTAAAACTATTGCATCTACCCGTATGGTGGTTTCTTGCCTAGAGGCCACATAAGCCTGGGCATAATCTAAAGCTACGGCATCTGATTCCATTAATAGGTTATCTAAGAAGTAACTATGAAGAAAGTATTTATCTATGCTTGCTTGATTTAGGGCTACCTGTGGGCTACCACCAGCTCTAGTAATAGTGGCTTTATTAAATACTAATACGTCATTTAATATCCAGGTTGCATCAAAGTAAGATATACCAGATCCATCATCTGCAAACACTGTGGGTGTGCCACCAATAGATCCAGCCGTTACACCTCTATCTTGGAATACGAAGTTATTATCAGCACTGACATAGATAGCGCCATACTCAGAATTGGCTACTGTAAATAGAGCTTGTAGTGCTGTGCGGTTAGTACCTGGATCTGCCTGTAATGTAGTAAGACCTGCATCAATATCACGCTGGGATGTTGGCCATGAGATTTGATCTAATATATCGTCAATACGTGCACCCGATAATTGACCTGCGCTAGTGCCAGCCACTGTGCTTATCTGTGCTAATTGGGCTAATCTAAAAGCATCTACAGCTTGTATAGTAGTAATTGCTACACCTTCTCCGTCATCTGGATAGGTGGTAACGTAGCTTGTAATAAATCCTGCGAATATAGGATAAGTAACAGAACCATAAGTAGCAGTAATCTGCACTTTTTTCATGGGTGTTAATAAATTATAATATGGGCTAGATGGGTTCTGTGGGTTGAAATCACCATTTTGATCTGTTATTCGTAGAGTAAGCGAACCTGTTTGAAACTCATCACTAAGTGCAGTTCGGCCTCTATTAGTTTCTATTCTATTTACTTGGCTAGATACATCAACAATTACGGCAGCGGAATCAGCGAATACGTTTGTGCCAAAGATACCTGAATCAAAAATAACAGCCTGAGCAAAACTAGGGCCAGTGCTAAAGTTAATTACTGCATTGATTACAGGTAATGTCATTATGGAAGGCTGCCAGCTGGTGTAGTGCCATATCCGCTTCTACTTGCTAATTGGATACTCTCGGCTATTAGTTGAGAAAATCTATCGCCACTATTGGCAGTGTCTACAGTTAAAGTTAAATTAACTGGTCTATTGCCAGACTCTCTAAGTCTTTCCATAGATATTTCTGCTGCACTCATGCCAGCGTAATTAGGTGAGCCCTCTAATCTAGTACCTAGATCTTGGAAATAACTAGCTGGCAGTGCTGGTATTGCTGGTGCTAATGGCGTTGTTGGTGATACAAAAGTTTTCTTATTTTGTAGATTTTGCTCATTAAGGCCTATTAACATTCTTAATGCATTCATTTGTGGCTCTATAGAATCTAATGTTGTTCTAACAAAGGCTCTTAAAGCTGCAATCATTTCTTCGGTTGCTTTAACTGCGTTCATCTCTGCTAAATACTTTTTAGCCAATGCTTCATTGTTATCTAATATGGCTAATTGCGCTTGTATGCGTAATTTTGTTTCTTTATCTGTTGCCTCATTTAAGGCTACTGTTAAGCCTATGCGCTCAACATCAAACTTATCTTTTAACTGATCTACAGCTGTTTTTTTCTTTAATAGATCGTTTTCAGTTTTGCGTAATGCAACAGAGTTTTTAATTGCTCGTTCTTCTTGTTTTCTTTGCTGAGCATTAACTCTACCTGCGGTTCTTTCTTGACCACCAGTATCTACTTGCTGGCGACCTGCGCCCCTTAATGCTTCTGTAGCTCTTAGCACTGCACCAATGCCGGGTATGTTTCTTAAGAATGAACCATCTATGCCAGGTACGTTTGTAATTTCTTTTAATTTACCTGCTACCTTACCTAGCCCGACTAATACCTCGCTAGTAGCAGTAGCAAAATCTTCCATACTGTTAGTTACACTTGCAATGCTATTATCTTTACCTAAAGCGCTTAATGCATCTAATAAACCTTTGCCAATAATTTCTTGTGAGTTGTTC